CTTCTTGTCCCGTTTGATATGTTCCTGTTGCGATAACGCTGTAATTCTCATCCGGCATAGCAGTCGTAAAGTTTACGGTATAATTCCCGGTGCTATTATCCGTGATGCTTGTCACGTTACCACTGGCCCGAATTGCAACAGTTCCAGTGCCGTTGAAATTAACCCATGCCCGCGCTGCATACAATGGCGCTGATCCGCTTGGCGTGGCCTGCACTGCCGAACCAATGCGGAAATTCCCGGTGATATGGAGTTGTTCACTTGGCGTTGTGCCGATGCCGACATTGCCGCCAGATGTCACCCGGAGCCGCTCAACGCCGCTTGTTTCCACCGTCACCGTGTCCACAGCCGGAAACCTGATAGACGTATCGGTATCGCCGGAATGAATGATTTTATCGGTGATAGTCACATCACCGTTTACGTCCAGCGTTGTGGCCGGGGTTGTCGTACCAATGCCGAACTTGCCATCCCATTGCAGTTGCGCCCGGATAGCGCCACCAACGGAAAACAGGATGCTGTTATTGCCGCCGATGGAATCGGCCATCAATGAAAGGCTGGTGCTGCTATAAAGTTGCCCTACTGATCCAGTGATACCATTGTAAGAATAACTTCCACTTGTCCGCACGAAATTAATGCCGCGAGTGGTATCTGTAATCTCTTTGAATGTGAAGCCATTTTCGGCTCCAGCGGGAATCGCATCGACAATATCAAAACTGTATGTTGGTGTGGCGACATTGACGCCAACGCCAGTGGTTGTAAATCTCAGCCGCTCTACGCCCGCAGCCGTCACCCCGATAGTGTTCGCCGCCGGGAAATAAAATCCCGTATCAAGGTCGCCATCATTGGTAATGGATGGAGACGCTGCCGTGCCATCATTGAAAGCAACGGTGCTGACTGAATCCTTGACAAAATCCTTCAGCTTTTCAACCGTCACGGACTTGTCGTCAGTGCCCTGCCGGGAAAGCAACAGGTCTGTGTCGTTTACCGTCACCACAGACGACAGATCGGACAGTGAAACCTTTGACGCCGCCAGTTTTGAAATGATCGTTGGCTCGCTCGTTGCCAGCGACAGCAAAGCCGCCAACTGATCCAGCAATTGGCGCGTTTGGGCTTCTTCGGTCGGGGTCAATGACATTATAAGTCTCCGGTCTGTCGGGAATAACCGACGGTCACGACATCAGAACCGCCGAGAATAGGTTGATTGCCTGAAACTGTTGCGACGCCAAGGGTGAGACTGGCGCTTTGTACGACTTTTAGAGTATGCACCTGATCAAGCGAGCCTTTCCACCCAATGGCAATAAGATACTTGTTGGGATCGTCGCGGTCAAATGCCTCAAGACGGATCATACTGTTGGCGGTTTTGAAAAGACCGATTCCGGTTTGATCCGAAACAACGTCACGATTGATGGCTCGGAACAGCTTCTGAAAAAGCCAGTTCAACCATTGGGCGGGGAGGGGCTGGCCGCGATTGGCCGCAGTTGCCGGAATAAAGCCGCTTTGCAGCGTGGCTTCTGGCGGGGTGTTTACATTCTGCTGGCCGTCAGGATAAGCGACCAGCGTCTCGGCAAAAGTGTAGCTCATTGATAGACGCCCGTCAGATAATCGTGGCCCAGCAATGCCTGATGATTCTGGCTATGCACCACAAGAATAGCGCCATTTGACAATTCTAGCAACTGTCCAGTTCCTACTGAAAAATCAGCAGGAACAATTCCACCAAGGGATGATTCACCTGTTGTAACAGTGCTGCCAAGGTTGACAATGATATCAGAGCCATTGGCTGTCAGATAACTTTCCCCATCATTCACAAACAATTCCGCAGGTGGCGCGCCGCGCTCGCACCGCAGAGGGCTTGTAGCGAATGACAAACACACTGGCACTGTTGAAATTGCGGCAGGCGCAAGCGTTTGAATTTCCTCTTGCGTATCCTGCGGCACAAAAAACCCGTCCGTCCACACAATCGCCGTTGCCGGGTACGCTTCCAAATATTGTGAATCTGTCGGATCGGTAAGCGCCCGCAAGCCCTGAATCAGATCGGCAGGCGTACCCTTGGACGTGTTGGCAAAAACCCTGAACTTGATTGCCCGACGGTAATCATCATCATTGCGCCCTCCTCGCTGTTCCCCGACGATATAACCGCATCCGTCAAGCTGAATGCCTTCCGCCGTGTCAATCCAGCGGTCAGCAATCAATGCGTCTATATCGCCTTCCAAAGCCTCCAAAGGAACAACGATGCCTTCAAGCATCGCCCGCAGCTTGGTGGATGCCTCAAACTGCCCTGTGAGCCGGGAAAGCGCGATAGCGGTATAATCCAGCATCAGACCCCCACCACTGTAATCCGAGTTTCATCAAAGATTGCCACTTCTGCCCGCGCAACGCTGATGTTGTTGGTGGAATAGGACGGCGTCCCCAATGGGGTAGCAGTTACCGATGCTTCCACCGTGATCGAGCCGATGCCGCTTGTGGCTGCATAGATTGGCCCAAAGAATCTTTGCGTGTAGATGTCCTGCCCAATTTCAATGCTGTTGCCATACGCCAGTACCGCATCCTTGATTGCCTGATCCACATCGGCGGGCAACGGCTCTTCCGGGGTGATCAGGTTCACACTCACGCGCACCCACGCATAGACCTCGGTCGGACGGCTGAATTTTGTCACCTGACCGTCGCCGTTGTCATCAATCACCGTAATTGTGGTGTTGCCATGTGTTTCAATCCCGGCGGGCTTTACCTCAAAAACTTTGTTCCCAACTGCCTGATTGATTCCGCCTTTCACGACAACCTCGACGGAATGCGGCGGCAATCCGAAAACATCCGTTGCATTGGTGCGGTTTTCATACACCGCCACATACTCGACAGAATCCACCTCAGCGAGAATCCGCGCCCGCATGGATTGAACCGTAGCCGCCCCAGTCACGCGCACGCTGGTCAAATGACGCAACCGCAATTCTTCATCCGTTTCAACAAAGCGCCCGGTGTCACCATCCGCAAGGTTACTGATCGCATCCCATCCGACAATGCCGCTGTCAATTTGCGTCAGCGTTCCGGTTGGCAAAACATAAGCGCCAAGGTCAAGGCAGGTGAAAAGCGCCGGGGAACCCAGAAGGGTAATGGTGAGCTTGCTATCCACAGTCAGCGGAAAAGCCGACACAAGATCGGCCTTGCGCAACCGCACTTTGTCATTTGTGGCCGTGGCCTCAAACTCATCAGGATCAAACGCTGCCGCAAGGCCTGTGGCAATCTCTGCCGCCGTTGCCGTGCCATCTGCCGTGTAAACCACCGACACGCCGCCCGCGATAATTTGATAGTTCCCGCTATTCACCACCGTGGAAACGGTAATCTCCACGTCCCCGGCATTGGCGCGGGAAATGACAGCATCGGCGCTTGTGGCGTATTGGCGATTGTCTGTGGCTCGCGCCAGAACGCCAGCGGGCACAAGCGTGCCTTCTGTGCCGTAAAGCATCGCCGTCACGGTCGTGGGAGCCGCTGCAAGGCGTGTCAAACCGATAAACGACACCGCGCCATCAAGGGACGTGCCCTCGGCGCTGTATGGGTACATGGAATCATAGCAATTCTGCAGCGCCTCATAAGCATCATCGAGCGCCGCAGAAAAGATTCCGATAATCTGCCCGGTGACAGAATCAGGCGCGGTGTTGACAGATCCAAGGGCATCCTTGAACCGCTGATCATAATCCGCCTTAATTTCATTCAGGCGTGGCCGGGTGAATCCTGTAGCAGTGAGCGTCATACTGAAACCTCGACCAGTCCAAATGGCGTATCTGCCGTGAATGTAACAGACAATGTGCGCTGTTGCGCGGAATAATTATAGCTCAATTCCTGAATGGATCGAACGCCCGACACTTCAAGAATGGATTGCCGCAAGGCCGCAATCGCCCCCGAAAGCGTCAATTGCTTTCCAAGGATGGATTGCAGATAGGGAGTACCGAATTCTGTATCCAGAAACCATTCACCGCGCCACAGTTTTAGCTTGATCAGCAACTGTTGGCGCACAGACTCGGCTCCGTCCAGCAACACCAGATCAAAGGCGCTGATTTTCAGATCATGGGTATCGTCAAGCGCAAGGTCAGACATTGGGCGCTCCTGTGTTGCCGCTGCCGGGCGTTACGCCGCTATGCGTATGTGTGCCGTCAATCTTTTTACCAAGCGATGTGATCGAGCCAGAAACGTGAACAATGTCGCCGCTGATCGTCGCCGCTGCACCGCCGCTGCCCGTGCCAGACATACCCGCCTGATAGGTCAACAGCCCCTGCGTGGTAAGCGTGCCTGTGTTGGTTGTGGCTGGCGTTGTGATCGTCACACCACCCGGCGCATTGATCGTCAAAGCCCCACCTGATGACAACTTCAGAAACGCCCCACCAAAGAACATCATCATGGTGGCGTTATCGTCGGACGGCGCGGCAGATGCACCCAGATCACACATCACCGCATAAACGTCCTGTAGATCGAACATCCGGCGGTCGTCTGTACCGTCAGTGGCCTGTTGCGAGAACACTAGCAGGCACCTGTCACCCGGATTCACAGGCCCTTTAACGCCTGCCTGCCCTCCAGCAAATGACGGCCAGCACACACGCGCATTCGGGATGATCGGATATTCCAGCGCGTCACCATCGGCAAAGTGTTTCTTTCCCGTTGGCTTGACCTTGGCAAGGCCATTGGCATAACTCACAATCGTGCCGGGAATGGCCGTATTCACGTCAAACAACTGCGAGCGAACAAGCCCGACAAGCGCATCAATGATATTTGTTGACGACTCGGCCATCAGCGCGTGTACCTCAGCGTTAAATAGGTTTGCCACTCTTGGCTGTGAGTATCACCGTTATGGGTTAGTTCTTCAATGCGGAAAAACTCGCCATTGATGCCAACGGATTTAATCTGCACATAACCGCCCGGCTCCAGTGTTGGTTGTAGCAACGTCCGCGCTTTGTATCCAAGCACCTGCAAGACCTGTTGCACCTCTCCGTCTTCATCCCGCTGCGTGGTGCGCCGCACCCCTGGTTGATCCGCAGTGATGCCGTCCTTGGCGGCGGCCTTCTCCGTCATGGTTTTGGATTCCTGTTCCGGGGAATCAATCAAGCCCGTGTCAGGTGAAAGCACAATGGCCTGTTGACGGTAAATGCCGCCTTTTTTGATAATCTGCACCTGCCGATTCTGAATCGACCATTCCAGATCGGCAAAGTCACAGACCTTATTCATGGCATCGCGCAAGCGCCCAACAAAGGCAAAGCCGTTGATGTATTGCCTGTCCACAATGCCCGTCGGAAATTGGCGCACAGGCAGATTGAAGCGGCCAGACAGATCACGCAACACCTGCAATGCCGTTGCGCCGCGTTCGTACGCAACGGAAACTTTTGTATCGCGGTACTCCAGCAGGCCGTCCTGCATCTCGACCCGCGTCACCCAATCTGGGCCTTCCCGCGTTGTCAGGCTGCGGCTGATCGTGCCTGTGAAGATCGTCACCGCGCCGATATCCTGCGCGTATCCGGCTTTCAGGATGATGATGTTGCCAATGACAGACAACAGCTTCTGCGTGTCTTTGGAAGCATTGAACACCGACAGAGTGCAATTATTCGGCGTGGCAACAGCGCCCTTCTGGATGCTGAAGGCCATGCGAAGATCTTTGATCTCGCGGCCAGCGCTACCAGACGGCCCTACAGTTAGCGATGCAACGCGGTCAAACAGCATCTACTGATCCCACTCCGAATCGCCGCTATCCCATACAGAAGCTCCGCTATCCCAGATGGTGCCAAGGGGAACGGCTGCCGTTGCAACGGTCACAATCTCAACAGGCGCAACCGGGTCAGGCTCATAATAGTACAAATTATGGGTTGTTCCCATATC